TGGAATTTTCAAGCTGTAAAGCGTTATAACCGCCATACACAGATCGTTCCACATGCAATTTTGCATCTATACTGCTGGTCCCAATACCAACATTACCGCTGCTGTCGATGCGCATGGCTTCTGCATCGTTTGCGCGGAAGGACATGTGATTTGTTGATTGAGTATAGGCAATCTGCCCAGCATCACGGTTAGATGTCGTACCCATGTTTAGGTATGTACCGTTTGAAGCGCCTGAAAACAAGCCTACAATCATGTCGCCACTACGCTCCATACGCAGTGTTTCACCAGCAAAGCTAGTTGCGCCTAAGCCCAAACTCTCAGCACTCGCATCCCAGAAGAACTTTGTGTTCCCAGAGCCATCGTAGAAGCTGATGTCGCCTTGGTTCATGGTTAGCTGGGTACGGTCTGGATCACTAGAGTTATCTGACCTGAATGTGAACGTGCCGTTATCGTTGATTAAAGACCAATCAGTGTAAACATCATCCGCAGCACCTCGTCGGAATGTTAAAGTAACATCTCCTGTACCATTGTTTCTAAATAACACATCTGGGTCAGAAGTCCCGTTATATACAGTTAGTTGATCAGCCGTAACAGTGCCGCCGACATCCAGATTACCCGTCATGGTATCGCCAGCTACTTCAACGTAACGAGCATCTGACTGAGTCTTGCTGTAGTGATCAGCTAGTACGAATGTACCATAAGCTACAATGTCTACGATGTCGTTGTTTGCAGCACCAGAGGCAAGCTGAATGCTTGTGCCATTCGTAGCTGTGAAGTCAGTGCCAGCTAGTAGCTTAACACCGTTCAAGTATACGTCTACATAACCTGCATCATAGGTAGCAGAGAAGACTGTCTGACCTGAAGTAGCAGTGTAAGTAACACGGTCTGATGTACCGTTGACTGCAGAACCAGCAGACTGCCAACCAGATGAACCGTAGACGTTCATAATGTTAGTGGTTGTGTTGAAGTACAATGCACCAGTAATAAGTGCATCACCATCATTGTCTACAGTAGGAGCAGTGGATTTTGCGCCTAGATAACGATCATCGAAGCTATCAAGTGAGGCCGCTGCAGAAGTAGCTGAACTTGCAGCCGCTGTGGCAGAGTTAGCCGCATTGGTTTCTGATGTAGCAGCATTTGCCTCAGAAGTTGCAGCGTTAGTGGCTGAAGTCGCCGCTACAGTGGCTGATCCAAGGACACCGTCTACATAGGATTTGTTAGTCGCATGGTCATTCGCTGTTGGTGTAGCCAAGCCAGTGATATTGTTGGAACCCATTGCAAGGTTACCAGACATACTATCACCAGACTTACTGACCTGCAGAGCATCCTGTGTATCAACGTAATTCTTTGTAGCCGCATCCTGCGCAGCCGTAGGATCACCCATATCAGTGATCTTAGACGTACCCATAGCAATAGCACCTGTCATAGTGCCACCTGCTAGAGGTAGTTTAGTCGCAATGCTGTTTGTGATTGTGGTGCTGAAGTTAGGATCATCACCTAGCGCAGCCGCTAGTTCATTTAGCGTATCCAGAGTTCCTGGTGCGCTATCTACTAGGTTAGCAAGCGAAGTATCGACGTAGCCTTTTGTAGCCGCATCATTAGTATTCGTTGGGCTAGTAAGGTTAGTGATTGTAGCAGTTGTACCTGCGTTCATATTCAACGTACCGTCGATAGTGACGTTGTTGAATGAAGACGATCCGCTAGATGTTACGTTACCAGTTAGGTTGCCCGTTACGTTACCTGTAATAGCACCAGTAACATTACCTGTGACGTTACCTGTTACATCACCCGTAAGATCGCCTGTGAAGCCACCAGAAGCCGATACAGTGGTGAAAGCACCTGATGAGGTTGTAGACCCACCAATAGCAGTTCCATCGATTGTACCACCGTCTATATTGACTGTAGCAAGTGTTGCTGCGCCAGTAGACTGAAGCGTTGTGAACTTACCTGTCGTATGGCTAGTAGCACCAATAGTCGTACCATCAATAGCACCTGCATTAATGTCTACAGTAGATAGCGTTGAAGTACCTGTGGCAGTCAAGCTAGTGACTGTAGCAGGTGCAGAGGTTGTACCGCCAATTGTTACGCCATCTAATGTACCGCCATTAATATCGGCTGTAGCTGCAGTCAGGCTAGTATTAGCATTTAGTGTAGTAAATGTACCCGCTGCAGGTGACGCAGAACCAATAACTGCACCATCTATAGCACCAGAGTTTAGGTCTACAGAGGTAATTGTGGTTGTTCCTGTAGCAGACAAGTTGGCTACAGTCGCATCGCCTGTCACGCCCAGTGTGCCTGTAAGCGTTGTGTTACCAGTAACCTCTAGGTTACCTATAATGCCTGCGTTTTCGTCTACGTCGAGGGTATCTACATGCGCTGTACCATCTAGGTATAGATCACGCCATTCTTTTGTAGATGTACCAAGATCATAGGCGTTTGTTGTGCTTGGCGTGATTGCAGAGATTACTTCACCAGAGAATGTAATATTATCTGTATCTGCATCACCTAAAGTAACATTACCATTTAGCAGGGTAGTTCCAACCACCTGCAGTGTGCTGTTTAGTGTGGTAGCACCTGAAACTGCCAGTGTACCGCCGATAGCTGCGTTACCTGATGCAGAGATACCACCAGACAAATACAAATCTTGGAAGCGAACGCTTGGTGTACCAAGGTCAATAGTGTCATGGGCAATAGGCTCAATCTTGTTAGAACTAATAATCTGTACCAGTTCACGCCAAACGGCTGCGTTAGACGTATTGCCCACACAGATAAACACTCGACCAGTGTTAATGTTTTCCCACATAGACCCTGGGGCATATCCTGCTACGGCATCGTCTGTAGCTAGTGGGTTTGTAGTAGCAGCGAAGTTATTCTTACCACCAATGCCGCCATGCACTGCAGGAAGAAATCCTGTTACCGAAGTGGTAAGATCAATCTTAGGAGCATTACCTGTAGTGCCATCATGCGAGTGGCCTGTGCTTCCGTTAAAAGCATCAGCAAGCTGGTTAAATTCAGCCGTAAGTGGCGGTGCTGTAATATCTTCACCGTTAATGATCGATGCGATACTCTGGCGTGTATAACCTGCCATGTTTATCTTCTCCCTGCGGTAGAATATTCAAAGACGATCCCTTGGATTGAGTAGGGTTCAAAATCTCCTACCGTCACATACGTCGCTTTAATTGAGAAACCCGACCCTTGAATATCTGAGGTCATGATTGGTTTAGACGAACCCCCGTAGACCACGTTGGCCCCGTTGTAGGTAATGTTTCGGCCCCCAAAGACTGTGGGACCACCTTCTGATGCTTGGCTATACGTTGAAGGTCTTGCAGTGTTGTAATCACCCCAATCGAAAGCTACGGAAAGGTTCATTTCTAGAGGGCCTTCAGCACGGATGAAAGTGTTTATCTTGCGTAGAACTTTGCGTTCTTCTGTTTCACCGAAATCTAGATATGGCGTTGCGTATACTGCAACAATGTCTGCGCCATTGAATGTGGTGTTACGTTCCTGCCGATAAACCTTACCGTCGTAATCACCATGTAAAACAAACTCTTCAGTACCAATGTAATCAGACGTAGCGCAGGAAGCACGGATACCTAGTAGTTCACCAAACTCCCAAGAGATAGAACCCGTACTGTCTGATAAGCCGCCGATGATACCTAAACTGTCTGGGGTATCGATTGTATCATCGCCAACAAAGTATCTGATCTGTGACTTAGAACGGATAACAACACCGTTAATGGTATCCATATCAAAGTTCTGGATTGTGTTAACCAGTAGGCCTTGGATAGACTTAGAAACTGTTTCCAGTTCAACGTCACCAATACGGGCTGTACCTGCAACTGGGCGAAATCCGTCTGGTGCTAGGAACATCAAGTCGCCGCCAATCTCAAGCACACTATCACGGGAAATACATCCGACGTTAGCTGTAACCTGATCTGTTACGAAACCTGATGTAACGTCTGCCGCTACTTTCTTGATACCGTTGCTTCCGAATACAAATAGGTTGTCACGGAAAGGTTTGATCTGAACGACATCAAAGCCTGAAGCTAGTTGTCCCGCCGCATTGGCGTTAGTGAAGTCATAATATCCATAAGGGGATGCACTGTTAGTAGGGGCAGAGTGAGCAATTGTCGCTCTATTAGTTTCATCCCCTGCTAGGAATAGATGGTTAGCAAATACGTCTACAAGTGCAGGTGCATCTAAGCACTGATCACCACCACCTGTGTTTGTTGTGTGGCCTGCATCAGCGGGGTTTCCCCCTGTGCCTGTTGATCTTAGTTCTTCCCAATGCTGACCGTCATAAACAATAGCAGGGTTAACACCGTCTACAAAACAAATACGGTTACCTGTACCAAAGTTAAAAGATACGTGACGAAGCTTTTCAACAGTACGGACACCATCTGTCGTGTTTCTAACGATACTGTGATCTAGGGTAAAAGGCCTCCATCCAATAAGTGGAGTGTAGTAGTAGAAGCTATATGTCGTAGCCCCTACATCCTTACGAGCGGCAATGATCTTTGTAAGATTAGAAACGTCGTCTTTAAAGATCGCTAGTCCTAGTACCTTGCCTTCTGCGCTACCTGCGTTGTTAACGTCATCCACTTCAGGATAAGCTGCATCATAAAGTTCAAAGCCCTCAACACGTCTATAGCCACCAAACAACGACGGTTCGTAGTTCACCAGACGGGTTGCAGCCCCAGGCTTATTGTCTGATAGGTCTAGATGATTCTCGTTTGAGTTTAGACCGCCAGAGCATATGACTTTGAAACTATCAATGCGGTCTGCCATTAAAATTTGACCCTTGTATCACTGATGTACTGGTAGTTGTTGATGTACAAAGTCTGAAGGTCTTTGATACCTTGTTGGAAAGCAGTAAAGGCAGCACTTGCTGCCTCAAGGTTATCTTTGAACATGTAGAGGTGATAGATTGCACCATCTACGATTACCGTATCAAAACTTTCAGGAATGCGGGTTACGTCAGTAGCCGCTGTTAGGTCACTGTAGTTTTGATAGTATCTAAATCTAACTGTGTAGGCCTTGTCAGGAGAAGGCGAAACACCGAAACCATTACCGTGGCTAGGAAAGACAAAATCAGGAACAGCACGGCCTGTGCTTCCTGCATCATAATCATCATCACGATAGTCTCTATACCATTCATCACGGTCTATAGATTTTAAAGTCTTATAGGTGACTGCTAGGCTATCATCTTTTTGTATCTGGAAACTGTTCCAATCAGATACCTTAAAATAATCGGGCCATGTGTATTCTGTCTGTCCTGCAGTCAGGACTTGTGTATGTTCTGCAGCATTGAAAGGCCAACCATATTCAGCTTGGTTTACTTTAGCTATCGCTGCTTTAACCGCATCTTTAACTAGGGCCTGAACACCACGTACAGTCGGAAAATCGTCTGCAGAGATTTCCACCTCATTCAGACGACGCAAAGTTTTATTGCAAAGATCAATATAACTAGATGGCATTACATACCCCTAAATAGAGTGAAGGGGCAAGCCGAAGCCTGCCCCCGTAGGCAATTAAGCCAAGTTGTAGTTCGCTGTGATAAGGCCTTCTGGGCGCAAGATTTTGCGACCATAAAGCTGCATACCACGGACGATGTCTGCGAATGTGTCTGGTGAACGGAAAGATTCAGTCTTTGCGATCTGATCCGCTACCGCTACCGCACTGTCGTGTCCCGCTACGATAACACCGTAGTTTGCTTCAGAACCTGCAGATGCAGATGTACCTGCGCCTGTACCTTCGTATGGAAGGTTGTTTGAAGTGTAGACACGGAAGCCACGGATGGTGCCTGGAAGACGACCATTGCGTACTTCACCTTCTCCACCATAGTCACCGTTGACCAATTTTGCGTCTTCATCCATTAGGATTTCTTTGAAGACAGGGTCAACAACAACCCAACGACCATCTGTATCGACGTTAGCTGCGTCTAGCAAACGTGCCATACGGTTTAGGACTGCTAGAGGGGAAGTGATCGCACCTGCGCCACCGCCTGCAGCAACTGGGATAGAAGTTACTTCTGCTTCAACACCAAGATCGCTGCCACCAAATGAGGTGATATTGAGTTTGTGTGCCGCAAGTAATTCGTCGTTGCCTGCAGTTGAGTCAGCTTTTGTACCACCTGTATCTAGTGCAGTACGACGACCCCATGCAGAACCATCCCAATCCCAACCTGACATATAGCCAAGAACTTCACGGTCAAAAGTATCACGCAGTTTAAAGCCTGCACGATCTGTTGCCAAATCGATGAAGTTCACATGTGAGTGCGCTTCTTCGATGTCATCCATTGCAAACTGGAAGTAGTTCGCTTCAGTGATGACCATAGTGAAATCGGCATCTGTCAAATCTTGTGTAGCCAATGTAGTACCACGGCTATACGAATTGATAGTGATGTCGGGTTCTTTGATGATCTTAACACTATCTCCCAT